CGATTGCTTTTTCCATTTCCCAGCTTTTTACGTTGTTTTCCATTTTTGTTTTCTCCGTGTTCCTTATCTTTATGTCTTTATTATACACTTTATTGTGTATATTGTCAAGTATTTTTATAAAAATAATTAAAGATTTTTTAATCTGGAACTAGTTTCAGACAAATAAAAAAAGCCCTCCCAAAAATGGGAGGGTGTGTGTCTTATGTGTTTATGTATTATAAAGTTTCTGGCCAAGGATCGTCCGTTACATAGGACATATTAGTAAACCGCAAGTCTCCGATATCCCGATCTGTTGGCACTGGATCGTCAAATTGTAAGCGTAGCTGGTTGCCGTCACCCGGCCCGCCTAAATAGAATGTTCCCAAGCGCTTACCCTTGTCATTGGTCATAATACCAAGTTTTGAGTTAGTCGCACGAAAACCGATGGGTATACCGCCGACGTTTAAGATAACCACGTTACGTTCACGGTCTGAACCTTGCGGAACGTAGTTGGGCGCACCTCGTCTCACGATACCAAACCAACCCCACGATAGACCACCGAAGCCGACCTCTACCGTGGAGTTTATACGTCTAAACTCGACATATGCATTGTTTTGGCTCGATGAAATTCTTGGCTTGTGTTTGACCTCACCAAACAGTACAGACCAAGCGTTAGATCCAGTTCCAGCGGTTTTTTTGATCCACTTCACCGCTCCATTCTTAGCTGTGGCATCAGTGTATATTGTACCGATATCAGCGTTTAGATTGTATGGGAAGCCTTGACCTTTTAACTCTGTACTAGCACCACTTCCAGATCCGACTGAGCGTTTCAGCTCTTCCAGATCATTTTTGCTTGCGAGCTGGCTTGTGTCAATGACTGGGATTTTAGACTTAGTGACAAACGGATCACCACCATTTTTCAATTTATCGTCAATCAAAGCGTCTAAACCAAGTTCTACGTGCTTGTTTTTGATGTTAGTGGTCATTTGGTTTTGAAGCGCTGTGTAAGTTGGAAACAACTCATACGCTTTATCAGTCTTTAAACTGTTAGCCTGTAAGGCTTTGATATCGCGACCAATTGCACGAATAACATTTAAAATATTATTCATATGCTCACGCTTTCGCTGTAGTGTACTCTGCGACTAGATCAAGGTTTTCAAGGTCGGTAAATTTTTGGCCGAGTTCGGTCATTTTAGACACGATCGCACTGTCTGGATTTTCGCCAGCTTTGATTTTATCAGCGATTTCCTTGAGCGTGTCAAGCTCTTCTGGTACACCCTCACCAAGAATTGCTGTTTTTACCCCAGCAATAGCGGTTTCTAATTGCTGTTGTGTGATTCCACCTTGGCCGATCTCGGACTTATCAGCCTTGGTAGCAACCGTGGCTTTGATTTCTTTCACATCAGTACCTATGGCACGGACTAAAGATGTTAAATTTTCAGTGTTTAAAGACATAATTTCTCCTTTAAATTTTTAAATTTTAGCTAGATTGTATAGTACAGTTAAGTCTGGGAGTTCTTCCGCTTGTGGACCGCTCGGGTGCGCCGAAATATACTTGTCGATTTCTTCTCTGATATCATTTTTTACAAGAGACAGGACTTCTTCGCTTGTAAAATCGTCTGCTGAACGGGTAATGTCCAAGCGTGTCGAGCGGTCGCTTGGGAAGATATACCCATCACAAACGACTTCGACCAGATAAGACCCAATCGGGAGGGCTTTCCCGATTTTAAAAAGTACTTTTGATTTGTCTACTGTACTTTCAAACGTTGCTTTTCCTTTTTGATTAAAGATCCTAATTGTGGCATTCTTGCCGTTTAGATCACTAATTGGACGCATATTTTCATCTAGTAGCTCATAACCAAATAGAGAGGCGGAGTCGCCTTGTTTAACGACTGCCCCTCCTTCAAATTGTTTTAAGTTCGTTGAATTAATACGCATGGTTCACCGCCTCACGCAAACGATCCAAAACTATTGATACGCTTACCATTCTCCGATTGCCCGACTGCGACATATCTGCGATTGCCAGACCCTGCGATGTATGTGATCCAGATGTATCCATCGTTATCAATCCATCCATCGTAGTTGATAGCTTGACCTGCTGTATACACTGCTACGATCTCACCAGACAAACCTGCAGAAGCCCGTACATTGAGCGCAGAGACTTCGACTGTAAATGTACCCGTTTCCTCGTTAAATGCGTTGGAATCGACTGTAAGAGGCTCTGATGGTTCGATAGCACTTATTTGTGCTGGTTGTCCATCAACTTGGAAGTAAAACCAGCCTACGATTCCGTTAAAATCACGGGTGTTATATCGTGCTGGACCACCTACATAGAGAGCATCTTCGTTACCGTCAATATTTTGTTCGATCGTTCGCATAGTATAACCGTCTGAGTCTTCGATGACTAAACCAGTGTGACCATAGCTGTGACCATAAATGTAAGTGGTATCCATAACGAATACTGCCCCAGCCCGTGGCTTACTATCGAGATTACCTTCTTGATTGTATTCCACCTCATAGCCAAGGTCGTGGGCAGAATTAAGCAGATCGATCGCATTGCCCCAAAGAGTTTTACCGAAAAAGTAAGTAGAGATCGCATTAGGTAGTGCAGCACACTGCATACCCCACTTGCTCATAGATACGCCTGTTCCAGCATCTGCCAAGCCTTCGGCATATCCTAAAATATCGTTTAAAGTAGCCATTATTACTGCTCCTTTCTAAAATCAAAGGCTACTATCCAAAAATAGATAGTAGCCAGTAAAAAAATATTAATCTTCGCTAGGTTCTTCATAACCAAGCGCACGTTCTGAATCGCTCAATCCAGCAGTAGTTGGATCATTGACCACTCCGACAAGCACAAGGAAGGCAAATAGTACATTGATAAATACAAGGACTTTATCAATCGTTTGCCCGAATTCCAATTTGATGCCGAAAATGTCAGCGAAAGCTTGGAATAGCAAAGCCAAAGCTGGTACAATTGCAAGCCAGAAATTCTTGTTACGTAAACGTACAGACCAGTTAATTTTATTCATGTTAATTCCTCACTTCTAAATTTACATATTTACTATACAGGGCATCTATGTACCCATTGCCACCGAGTTTCTTATAACTCTTGTGCATCTTATGGATGATATCCGACTCATGCACGGTAGTATATCCACGCTTGATAGCTGTACTGATATCACGTTCTAGTCTTAAATACATCGTGACTAGATGCGCATCATCATGCACGGCCAGCTTATCATTCACTTCATCGATTTTTCTATTGTTATCCTTGCCAACCTCCTGCACGGTCTTAACCGATTTCTGGATAGAGCCTAACTCATCTTTTAATTCGTTAAATTGCTCCTTATTTAAGTTAGCAGATTTACTAGCTTTCATGCCAAACCAACCAGTAGCAATCACCCCAAAAGTAGGGGCAAGATGCGCGATTAAATCAGAGAATGTCACTCAATCACCAGCTTTCTACTGGACGGGTTGAGTGTCCAAGTCTGTATTTTCTTTTGGTTTCGTCCATTTCCAGATGCCAATCTTACCATTTTGGTAAAGGCTGTTCAATTGTTCCAAGGTTTCGCCTTGATAAGTAAATGGTTCGGTCACTTGGATCATGACACGCTTACCTTCTCCAAAAGCTTCTGTGTGGTTCGGATCTTCAACCGTAAAGATTTCTTGTGGCTGATATGTTTTACCAACTTGTCCAAGATCTACTAACTCAAGTCCACGCTTAAAGATTGTAGGATCCATCGGATTGTCAATATCTGTTACACGAGCTAAAAGATTCCAATCAGCAACGTCCTTGATCTTCTGGATTTGGTTTGCTTTCTCCTCGTTATCCTTGGTGAGAGCTTGAATCTTGGCGATAGCATCATTGTTAGCTTCGACAGATTTGTCTAATTCTTTTTTGATTGCTACGACTGCGCCAGATGTATCAAGTTCCATGCGGACAATGTTCAACACTGCTTCGACCAGTGTTGCATCATCTTCGGTCATGCGGTTGGTTGGCAAAATTTCCTCGAATACACGATATGGGAAGTCTTGCTTGATCGCTACTTTTGTAGTGTTAGCTACTGCATCGTATGATTTAAACTGTAATTTGTAATCCATTAGTTAGTTACCTCGTTTTTATTTTTGATTTCTTCAAACAGGTCCTTCAAGTCTTTATCAGATTCAAGGACAGAGCGATAGCTTTCAACTTCCTGAGCGAGTTGCGCTACTTGTTGCTGCGACTGTGTCAATCGTGCCTTAAATTCGGCTTCGTTGATTGTCTTATTCGCCAATTGGTTGGCTAAATCAGTGATGATTGCTACGTATGTATTTTCGTTCATTAATTACCTCTTATCTAAATCCATATTTATCAAGAACCCCCTGTACGTGATTGCCAGCGGCTCCACTAATCTGCCCATAACGTTTCATTATGCCAAAACAAGTCAAAAGATCCCAGAGGTAAATACCCACGTCACGAGATTCTTTACCAACATATAAAGTATCTGTATATGTTTTGCTAAAATGTTTATCGCCACGACCTAGATTATGCTTGACGCCTTTTTCATTCATTGGAATCAAATAGCTATTTCCATCTTTAGTATTATTGTGGAACAACCACGGACTGCGATATTGACCGTTTGAATAAACAGCTAAACGATCAGCTACAATTTCGTAAAAAGACTCATTAACACCATTTCCAGAGCCTGACCAAAGACGAGTGCCAGCAAATGTACCATTGCTAGTGTTCTCTGTTTTGTCATGATTTGTCCCCAAAACGATCATGGCAGCATTGGAATCTCTGAAATGTTCAGCTATAAAACCGCTGCGTGTCATTTTTAGAAACTGCGAAGAACTTGTTTCGTCTATTCTTCGAATTGTGCCTGTATTTGAATACAGATTCAGCGTTCCGTTATCTAAGTCAAAAACTGTTGATCCAGTATTTGCACTCAACCTACCTCCTTTGATGTGTTCTGCAGAAATATCAATCGAAGTGAGTTGCGTAATAAATGCTTTCTGTGATGTGAGCTCTTTGATGAATGCTTGGTTTGATACAAGTTTGTTGATCATGGCAGAATCCACTAGTAGCTTATCTGCTGTGACTGCATTGCTGGCCAAAATCTGAGTAGTAACTGATCCAGATTCAAAATTACCTGTTTTTAGCTTATCAACCATTGCTGATTTGATAACTGCATTATCAATTTGAGTTTCCCCTGTAATATGAGTTAGTTTACCAACAAAACGGTTCGTCCCATCTGCGCCTAAATTAACACCACTGATGATATCGCCTGCGCTGTTAATATTTTTAATCGAATACGAGCCTGCAAGCTCTGTCACTTGCGTCCTTGTCGCTTCTGCAGATTGTTGGGCCTGTCTAGCCTGTTCTGCGACTTGGATCGCTTTGGCCTGTGCGTCCTCTGCTTTTTCTTTAGCGATTTGGGAGATTCCGTTTGCTTGTTCTGCCCTATTTTGAGCCGTGTAAGCAAGTTGCTTCGCTTCTGCCGTCTTGTCAGATACTTCACCGATTTTTGAGGTTAATTGTGATTCAAGCGCTTTTGTTTTTGCAAAAGCATCATCAAACTGACTTGGCTTGTATGGTCCCGTGTTTGACCCACGTACAAGGATTGGCTCTTTAAATTCGATCCAGCCATTTTTTGCTAAATATATGTAAAATGGATAGTTTGCATCTTCACCGAAAGCGAAATCTTCTTGAACTGTGAAAGTCTTCTGAAATTCTTGCCACTCATTAAGAGGCGGTCTATTCTTGCCAATATCAGAAGATAAGAGAATTTTATTTAATCCGTGGTTCTTGATATTAAAAGCAAAAGAACTGTCTGGATATTCCCTAATACGGTATTTAAAACCTAACGTGTAGGTCTCACCGTGGTAAATTTTCTTAACATAGATAGGTAAGGAGAAACCAGACCAGTTATAGCCTGTAAGGCCCTGTGCTTTGATCGTAAAAATACCATCGTTAACAGATACATCCGCTTTTGGATTGTTATTCCCAATAAGCATATTAGTCGACATCGTCATGGAATTGACGATCAAGTTATTATCATCTGTAACGTACTTCCCAACCTCTGTCTGGAAAATCTCGCTAGACATAACAAGCCGTGATAGTTTGTTTGGTGCGTCTGTTTCAGACGTACCAAGAATACGCTCAAACAATTTCGTACTTTCGCGAACTGCGTTGTAGTTTGTAACTTGCACTTCGATTTGACGAGTATTAGCAGCCACTTGAGAGTTGGTATTTGCTAAATCCCGATTTGTTACTTCTAAGTTTCTATTAGTCTGATCGATTCGGTTATTCGTTTGGTCAACTTGCCGATTAATCGAAAGCAATTCATTGTTGGCGCTAGTTGCAGCCGATTGAACGACAGCGATATCGTTTTTAGCTTGATTCAGACCGTTATTTACTTCTCCGATACGAATGTTAGCTTGAGAGATCTTTTGATTCACTTGATCTTCAACTTGCACAATTTTTTTGGTTACTTCACCAGAAATTTTGCTGTAAATTGCAGTCCCGTTATCTGATTCGATAAAAGTTTTGTTTATCTTATCGCTTAAATCTTTACTCTTTAAGATCTCGTCTTTAAGTTTTGCCGAAATGCTCTCCATACTTGGAAATGTGCCTGCTTTACTCAAAGCTTCCTCTGCTTTTGCATTTGCTTTTGCAATTTCGGAGTCAGTTAGTTGTTTTGATTCCAAGATTTTTTGTGCAACAATTCCATTTATTTCCTGCTTGACTACTTCAGCTTGCGCTTTTGCTTGTTCGATTCCATCAGTGATTTTATGTTCCAGCTCTTTTGCTTGCTTGTCATACTCAGCATTAGCATTATCTACAAGCTTCTGCACTTTTGCCTCGTACTCTGCATCATAAGACTTCATTTTCTTATCAACGGAATCGTTGACCATTCCCGAAATAGAGTCTGCTAAAGTTCTGGCAACTTCGCCAAAACCGATACTGACAAGTTTAATGCTCATTGGATTAAACTTGTATTTCGTGATCTTCTTTCGCAAATCTACATTGTAGCCCTCGTGGAAGATGCTCACGACATCAAACATGTGTACTGGTTGATCTGCCTGGCCTACAACATCAATCTCAAGGCTTTCTTCGATCATGTCACATAGAGTTTCACGGAAATAGCGCTTGCCGTATTCCTCAAGCGTTTTTCGATCCACTACATCCTGATCTTGTACTTCCATATCCGCTTCGTAGATATGTTTGTATTTATTAATCAGTGGGCTATCAATGGTCACGGTTAGGATTTGATCTTTTTTTCCTTCCTCGTGGGCTTCAATAACCTTTTTAAAGTGGATCCTTGTCCTCAACTCTTTAGTGGATTTTGATTCCTGAAACGACTTCATGTTTTTTTTGTAAGCAAACAATGATTCGTTTTCGATTCCACCATTTTCTAGTAATCGGACGCTGTACTTGTCACGAACAAGATCCCCACCCCACTGCCCAACGATAGAGTGCTTTTCTTTGGCCAAGGCTTCCATCGCTGAGATATCTTTAAGATTGAGTGTGTGTTTTGACATTACATTGGAAAAAAATGTGAATGGTGTTTCTCGTTTAAATCCAGCAACAAGCGCATTCATTACAGTTGCGCCATTAACCCGATCAACATTGATCTTGTTGATAGAATATCCATTAAGTAACGTTGCTACTTGATTGGCATATACAGTGACATATCCGTGTTGCTTTTCGACTTCGAAGATAGTAAAGTACTGCTCTCCATGCAAATCGTCAGCAACTAATTCTGTTTCTGGGGTTAACAATGCCCATTTGGGGTCTGATGTGGGGAATTTAAAAGTGAGCTGATAAGTGCTGTTGGCTTCCTGTACGATTTCGGAGCTAAAAGCTTCATTAAGAGGAAAATTTCCCTCTTGCAGATAGATCATACTTTATACCTCCAATTCCCTTTTATTGTGATTTTTGAAACAGTTTCTGAAACCGCAATACCAGAAGTGCCTGGAGCAATTTCGAAGAAGCCACCTCTTTTTCTCAATGTGTTTTTCAGATTTCCGTTTTTGTCATAGACGTTTTGTTTTTTGTGACGACAGTCAATTGTTGCTTTCGTATCAATCGTAAGTTGCATTGTTTGCTTCCCGATAGTGAGAGAAACATCTCCATTACCTTCGATTGTGATGATAGGCTCAGAATATACTGTTCCCGGATTATTTACTGTGCCGTTACCTGCCAAAGTGACTACGGCATCATTATTTAAGTAACGGAATGGATGCATCTTTAACTTAATTTCTAAAGTCCAAGCGTGCAAGCCATTTTGTTTAAAGGATGCGCTCTGAAAATCAGCATAAAAAATAGAGCCTGGTCGATGACTAAACTCTATTTTATTTTCCTCTTGTTTGAATTGATTGACAATCATTTCGATTTCGCTTGTTTTGACAACGTATAAACTTACTGTTTTATCGTATCCGTCATAGGCTCCATCGTAAAGATTATAATCTCCATTGGCTCCATAGATCGTATTTGATTCGACCCTTGGTGTTGCTGTCTGGTCTTCTCCGAAATCTGTCACATAGCAGTTCGGGATTGATCCAGTGTCGAATCCATTTATAATCATGTTAAACATTAGATTCCCTCCCTTGCCATGATTTTAGAATATCTTTGATAGCTATTTTGCGCTAAAACATCACCGTCTAGATAGGTTTCTGACGGTTTTTCAAGGATAGCAGTAAGGATCTTTTCTAAACTTGCTCTCAGAATTGCGATCTCAGCAACGATATTTTCACCACTGTAGCTATTTCCTGTGGATGTTTCTTTAAATAAGAATTGCTGACTGGCATTTTTCATTTCTCGCAAGAATTTGGCATCTTCCGGGATTCCGACCCCTGTTGCATATCTTGGGAAACCGAGATTTTTCATCAGTCGTTTAGTTCTATCAGCTCGTAATACTTTTGATCCACGAGGCAAGTTAAGTACAACATCTCGTCCGTCTGGTATAAATGAGCTTCCGTCTGGTAATGTTACCATTTCTTTATAGACTGCATTTCGCTGGTCGTTGACCATTGCAATACCACCTTCATGGTAGTTTGTACCATCTTTTAATCCGAGCGCTGCTGCTGCTCCTCCTATCATACGCCTCACAACATCAATGTATACCGTCTTACCCTGCACACTATTAATGTTTGACTGGGCGCTCCAAACAGGGCCAGCAGTGTTATCTTGCGCATTGATAGCCTTGACTGGACTTGGTGTAGCGTTCCAAGCGTTTTGATTCTCAATCGCCTGTCGTGCAGCAGTGATCGCACCAGTTGGATCACCCAACTGTGGTTTAACTGGACTAGGTGTGCTATTCCATTCTTGTTGCTTGTTGATCGCTTGATTAGCAGCATTAGTTGCACTACTTGCATCGGCAGTAATTTGTTTTGTAGGGACAGAAAAATTGTTATACAGTCCTAAAGCTCCCATAGCTTGGTTGCTTCCTAATGTCACTCCGTCAGGAGTGGCAATCAGATCTGTCTTGTGCTGTGTTGGTAAGGTGGTAATACTTGCTAATGCACTAGCAATTGCTGTTTGTGTCTTGTCATTTGCGTCAAGGTTAACTACTGGATTCATTCCTGTTAATGCTTGAGCAGCAAGCTTAACACGTTCCATCTTATCACTAGCAGCATCCTTAACGATCAATTCTTTTTCGGCTGGGGTTAATTGGTTCCAATGTTCTAAAACGGCTTTCGCACGTTCGCCAGATTCAAGAAATGCCGTATTTTTCATCAGCAATTCTTTGACTTCTGCCGGCATGGCATTATATTGATCCAGCAATGTTTTGTTATCAAGAATAGCTTGCATACCTTGATGGTTTCCGACTACCAACTCTTTTTCTGCCGGGGTCAAGCTGTCCCATTTACCAACTTCGACCAAGGCTTCACCGATTGTCATCTTTGCATTTGTTTCGAGATTGGCATGCTTGAGGATAAATTGCATATTTTCCCAGCCATTCTCTGCCTGCAATGCTTTTGTGACTTCTTCCTGAGCATTGGTCTTGACTTGTCCAGTTTTAGGATCAAATACCATTCCGTTCCACAAGAGATTGGCATCTCTTGTCTCTTGTGACATATTCTGTACACTTTTAGCCACAAGACCGGATGAACGACCTACGATGTCAGCAAATTGGTCTGCTTTAGCCATCATCTTATCGTAGTCAAGACCTAGCTCTGCCCAATCTTTCCGCATCTGGTCAAAGTACATCTTACGTTGTTCATCGTTTCCAAAATTGAGTGGAACTTTTTCACTCAATTTTTTTTGAAGAGCAGCATATTCACGGCCAAATGCTTCCATTTTGGACTTATGTTGAGCAGTCAACTCTTCCATTTTTTGGTTATATTCAGCTTTATTGATAGTTCCCTTATCGTACTCTTCTTTTAAAGCTTTGGTTTGGTCCTCGTAAAGTTTGATCTCATCTTTCAACCATTTAGCAACAACTCCAGTTCCTTTTCGCAATTGCGTTTCGTTCAAATCATTGATCTGCCCATTCATTGCTTTGAGGATTGCTGTACGTTCGTCTGCAGAGTACTTCTGCATCTCTAATTGTTTACTAATAAATTGGTTTTCGTAGTCGTCAATGATAGCTTGTTCTTCACGAGTGATCTTACGTTTTTTGTCAGACGCATTTTGATAGATCTGGATGATCTCATCAGTCATTGTCTGTACGTTTTTCTTCTGCTGTTCTGCTTGTGCTACAGCTCGTTTTTGGACTTCCTCCGAAGCTCCAATTTTCTCAAGGTTTTTTTGAGTGCGTTGAAGGTCCTTGTCAATTGCTTTTTGCAAATCGCTCGAAAGTCCTTGCACACTCTTACGGACGTTTTCAACAGCTTGAAATCCACCGTTTCCGAATCCGACCATTGCTTGATGGGCATCATCAATCCTAGCTTTTAATTTCGATAGTTCTTCAGCCTGGACCTTGTTTACCGATGTTCCCCAAGTCCTTGTCCTCTCGTCTGCATCTGCCATTTCTTTGGCCACTGCAGCAATCAAACCGATAGCTACTCCTCCTGCTATAATACCCCAAGTAGTGGTACTTCCAAGTAGTGCGATCCCTTTTGCCAATAAGCCAGTAGAAGCTACTGCACCTTCTGCAGCAGTACTTGTCGCAGTGATGCCACTGGTTGCAGTTTTGAATGCAGAAGAGAGACTGCTACCTTGTTTAAATAGTTGAAAGGTCTTTCCTAAAACAGAAAGTCCGCCACCGACCTTACCAATTCCTTGAGTAAGGAAACCGATACCTTTAGTGATACCACCAATGACTCCGATACCTTTTCCGAGGATTGATAAGGCTGGGCCTGCGCCTGCTGCAAGTAATCCCCATTTAATAATATTTTGTTGCTGAGACTCGCTCATTTCACTAAATGCCTTGGCCATATCAGCCAATTTTTGGACCCAAGGCTTTGCAGCCTGCAAGCCGGAATTCATTGCCTTCAAAAGCGGACCGCCAAATTCAATTGCCAAATCAGTAATCTGGTTTTTAAAGATTTTTAATTGAGATTCTGTGGTTTCGTAGCGTTTACTTGCTTCATTGGTAAGTGCGTTGTTTTCTTTCCAAGCACTATTAGAGCGACTAACTGCCTCGCCCATCTTATCTGATGCAGATGCAAGAGATTTCAGCATATTTCCTTGTCTGATACCTGTCATACCAAGTTCGTCAAGGATACCGTCCATGTTCTTACCTTCATCGTGCGCACGTTGTAAGCCTTTGATAAATTGTTGTAAGGCTTCCGCTGGTTTCTGTTTCCAAGCGGTAGAGAATTGTTCTGCAGTCATTCCTGCGGTTTGTGCGATGACTTCTAGTTTCTCTTTCGCACCTTTACCAACACCCGATACGGCTTTACCGATACCAGTGAGGGTCTGCGTCATTGCAGTTCCCCCTGCTTCTGCTTCGATACCTACGCTACTCATTGCAGTCGCAAGACCTAAAATGTCTGGGGTGGTTAAACCAGCTAACTTACCGCCTGCTGCTAAACGGTTTGTCATTTCGACAATATCGCGTTCTGTTGTTGCGAAATGGTTACCAAGATCTACTACTGCTGATCCAAAATGCGCAGACCATGTACCCAGATCTTTTCCAGAAACTTGCATGATGTTCCCGATTTTAGCAATTGATGATGCTGCTTCTTCAGAACTCAAGTTAGTAGAGACACCAAGATTGATCATGGTCTTAGAAAAGTCCTTGATTGCTCCGATTGGGACTCCTAATTGTCCTGCCGCTTCCGCAACATTTGCAATTTCAACCGCACTTGAAGGCATTTCTTTAGCCATCTCACGAATACTGGCAGATAGCTTATCAAACTGTTGTGGAGTTCCATCTACCGTCTTTTTCACCCCTGCAAATGCCGTTTCATAGTCGATTGCAGCTTTTAAGGCAAATCCAGCACTTGCAATCAATGGAGCACTGATCCCTTTTGTCAATGTTCCACCGAAATCAGAGACTTTCTTTCCAAACTGTTGGATGTTGTCTCCGCTTTTAACAAGATTCTTTCCAAGGTTTTCCATTTTGCCAAAAAAGCTATTTTCACGTCCAACAGCTTTCAATGCTTGCTCTACTTTGTAGAGTTGTCCTTCCATTGCTGATAATTTTGCGTTTTCTCGCTCAATATCAGCAGCAGCTTTGTCAAATTTAGCAGATCCAGGATCGAGCTTGTCGAAGTTCTGCTTCATTTGATCGAGTACTTTCTTCTGTGCTTCAATGGCCTGTCCTAAAGACTTATATTTTGCTTTGAGGAGTTCAGTACTCTTACCATTGTTTTTCAATGTGCTATCGAGCGCCTTGACATTATTTTGGAAATACTTCACAGCGTTCTTTGCACTTGTTAAGCTAGGATTGAACTTTGACACGTCCAGCCCTAGTTCGATATACATTTGTCCTAGTGGCGTTCCACCTGCCATTTTTCCTCCTTTTACAAACAAAAAAAGCCCAAAGAGGCTTTATGCTTCCATTTCTCCAAAAATGTCAGCTAGATCTAAAGACGCATTTTCAGTTTGATCTTTATCAAGATCAATAATTCCGATCAGATCTTCCCAGCTTAATTCCATCACATCATGGACATTCATGTTATATGGTCCATCAGCAACTTCCTTAACGAATTTGTAGAAACGTTTTAATGCGTTTTTAGGATCTATTTTTTCCCCTTTGGGTCCACATCACCCACAAGATGAGCATAGATTTCAGTGAACACTTCAATGATTTTTGCAAAATCGGTATGTTCTAGCAATTGCTCTACTGTCACATTTTCAAATAGTGACGCAATGAAGCCTAATTGTTGATCCAATTTTTCAACTTCTGTCTTATCTGATGTGAGTGAGTCGTTTAATACAAGGTAATCACGATAATCACGAGTAGTAATTTCTTTACTAGAGTAAAGTACATCTTCTCCAGCGTCATTCTTCATGGTAAATGTAATTTTTGACATTGTTTGCCTTTCTATAATTAAAAAAGCACCGAATGGTGCTTATTTCATCTTGTCCAAATTTTATTTAAAAATTCAATTTTATTAACATCATTATTGGAATTATCTTTGTTCATTGCATAGACTATTGCGATAGTTGCCTTTCCTCCAGCTCTAATCACAACACTTTTTTTAGATTGGACTGCAACAGTGTCGTCATTAGTGATTACAGAATCGTATGCGAGATAATTTCCTTTATCATCACTTACAAGCATTTTCCCTGGATTGATTTCAATGTTTGAAGAATCATTATTGGTAATAACCAAAGTTACTGTGACTGGTATAAAACTATTAGAGTCATGCTCCATTGCCAGCATTCCAGAGGTTTGTTTTTTGGGTTCATTGACTGTGATTTGAGTTTTGTCAAATATAACTCCGTCCCCAAATTTGTAGCTAGTCAATGAGTTCATCCCAAGAACAAATTCATTTGCTTCCAGAAACAAATCGTGATCTACATTTGATACGTATGTAGAGAGCTTATCTTTGACCATGACAGCTCTGTCCTTCTCTTCCTTTACGCTCTCTAGTTCCTTGTGTGTCTTAGAAAGTTGATTGTTGGAATTTACGAGCATAATAGCAAGTGCAATGGAAACTAGAGTGATCATAATTGTTGACGTCAACAAAACTGTATTTTTCTTATTTTTCATAACAAAACCTCCACAACTTATTATATCAATAATTGTAAAGGTTTACAACGATATGAAGATAAATAAAGGGGCTAAATGCCCCAATTATTATCCTGCTACTGTCATACCAAGTTTGGCTTTCAATTTCTTGATTTTTGTTTCATCGCTACCAAAGTACATTGTACCGTACTTGTTCTTAGTTTGCTCATCAGTGCTTGCGCCTGCTGCAAATGATACATCTGTAGTAGCAAGCTCTTCAGCTTTATCTTTGATCGTGTTAAGATCGATTGCATCCATTGACAGATTTCCTTTGTAGAATCCGTAGTAAGCTCCCCCACCATCTGCAGTGTTTGATTCGAGCAAGATAGCGACATCTTTTGAAACTGTGTCAGCTCCAAAGTCAAGGATGTCATCATCGTTTTCATATCCGAGAGCTTTAACGTAAAGTGCTACTGGGATGTCCAAGAGGCCAAGCTCTACCTTGACATCTCCTACTCCACGGTTGTTTACATGGTAAGCGATGTTGCTTCCAAATGTTTTTGTAGGGTCAACTGCAAGACCAGAGATCTTAGCGGTTTGAGTCGCACCTTCTCCTTTTTTACCCTGGATGATGAAGAGGTTTTCTCCTTCTGTTGGGGTTTGATTCCCATCCAAAATGCGAACTGTCAAACTTTTAAAACCGACTGTCGCTGTACCTTGTTTTTGTTGTGTCATTTTAAATTTCCTTTCTAATAATCGTCATACAGTTTGCTCTTCCCTTTGTAGGTCCTAGCATCTGCATAGCGTTTGATTTCAGGGATCCATTCATCTAGACCCCCAGCAATTTGGTAGAATCCTTGCGATTCCATCACCTTTTCGACTAACCCTTGCAATTTTTTGCATTCAATTCGGTTAATCGATTCAACGTTGATTTGATAAAGAAATGTTTTTGAAAAGCTTGTATTACTTCCCTGGTCACTCTGGATAGGTGGCCCTAGTGGGATAATAACAATACTCGTCTGATCTGTTGGTAAGGTTTCAGGACGCTCAAATGATTTGATAGTGATCTTAGCAAGTTCCTCATCGCTCATCAGAGCATCATATATTTCTGATATTTTGTCTTTAATCATCCAAGCCCTTCTCCTTTCAATTTAGTTGCTAACCTATATTTAAATTTTTCTTTGTTGGCTTCCGAAAATCTTCGGATAACACCAAATCCCCTTGGATGGGCCTTTTTGGCATATCCAAATTCATTCAAATGCTCCAACCGCCAACGTGACCCAGCACCAAAACCAAGCTTAACCATTGGTACCCCTTCAAAAGCACCCGTTACATTTCCGACTGTTGCGCTTTCGATTGTTTCTCCGGTATCTTTGAAAACTTGTAGGGCGACTTTAAAGTCTTCAAGTGTTTCAGTTGCTGCGCCTTTCAAAGCTCTATTAGCAGACCTTCTCACTTTCGCATCACCAAGCTTTGCTTCTAAATTTCGGATGACTTCGTCGAAGCCTCTTAATGTGGCGCCACTAGTCATTTGATCCACCAATAACAACAATTAAATAATCACGGTTGTCATAATCGGGACGAACGTCAATGATCTGCCATTTTTTATTTTCTAATCGGTGATCATTTACTTGTACAAAATGCTTATTATCAGGTTGATAGCTTGTCAAAGGATCTCTTATTTTCAAGGTCATCTTTGCAGTCATTGATTTTCCTGTTGAAATTTCGATATCCTTTAAACTAGGTGAGTAGACTTTTGCGAATGTATAAAATACTTTTTCAAAACTCACATCCCTGCCATCTAACCCTTCAAGTACTTTTGAGTTATAAAACTCCACAGGAGTTCTTAATTCACTTGTATTGGTTTCTGGTTTCTTGTATTTAAACTCAGGCTTATTCATCTTCCACAACTACATCTTCGTTTGGATTGTCCGAAGCTACTAAATCGTATTCTTTCACAAAATCAGGTAATTTCTTCATCAATTCGTTTTTTCGATCATCATCAACTTCAAAAATGTCTCCAACGTGTCGGACAACATTTTCTTTCAAGTCAAAAAAATCTTGGATTGTTTCTAGCACTCTTTTCCTCCTATTGGGTGGTTTTGAAGTGATAACTCAAGGAGTTCTCCTTGAAAATTTGCAAAGAAAAACTCGACCTGATCATTGTACAGATATCTTGCACGTTCCAAGACAAGCTCTTCAGTGCGAGAATCTGACAAATCAAAAGCTCCTGTTAAGTCGAGAATTGCTTTTTCGGATGAAACTAACATCCTGGAAAGATTCCCGTCTTCTGCATCATGAAAGATTTTCATCCGCTCCTTGAATGTTCCTAGAAGCGGATGAAATTGTTTTGTGTCTTCCATTCGGTGTCACCACCTATTATTTAATTTTCAATACCCAGACAGCAGCAGTCTTTTCATCATGAGCCTTACCATAAGCAAATTGCTTAGCAGTGTAGAGGTTCAAATCTTCGAGAGCGTAAGTCTCAGTGAAGCGACCAAACTCGATTCCACCACCTACGAAGGCATCGTAGCGACCTTTGACAAATGTAGTCACTTTACCAGCGGTTTGAGCAACTGATTCAACCAAGATCAAGTTGTACGGCATTGCAGTTACATACGTTCCTTGAGCGTTCAAGGAAGTGTATTGTTTCTTGACATCCCACGCATCCGCTGGGTTGACTACCATCACGACATTTCCTTCAACTGCTACTGGGTTGCCGTCAGACTTAACAGAGTGATGTTTGTAGACCGTAGTCAATTCTTTGACAACTGTCGCAGAGTCAGCAAATGTAAGGTTTGTAGTTTGGGCTTCTTTTTCTGCGAAAGTTGTTTTATTGCCAGCCGCAGTTCCAGTGAGGGTACGAGAAAGACCGATGGGCTTGCCGTCTCCGTCGCCGTTCAAGAAGGCAGCTTCCAAAGCAGCAGCGAACGCTTCTGTGATTTGAGCGGATACGAATGCTTGCAACCAAGCAGGGCCGAATTTTTCAGAGTCTTTAGGGATGACTACAAATGCAGTCAATTTGTTTTGGATTGCTTCTTCTTCGTTGAAGGCTTGTTTCAATTGGCCTTGAATTTCCCCGTTGATCTTACCCCAAAGAGCTGTTCCGGTCTGAGTTGATTTGAGGAATTTAAGGCGGATGCCAGCGTTCCGCAATCCGATGTGTTGCAAGAGTGGGCGAGATTTCACCATATCATCAAAGATACGGTCGATTGTTTCTTGTGGGAAGAGTTTTTCTACTCCCACAGGGGCAGTTTTGTCGATGTCATTGAAGAATTCACGAGCTTCCGCAGTCAATTTAGCATCATAAGGGTTCATTGCTGAAACTTCCTCATGAGCGGCATTGCGAGCTTGCTCCATCATTTCATTTGTCATTGACTCGATCATTTCATTGTAGAGTTTCGCTTGTTCTTCTTGAGGTGCGCCATTTGCTACAGCGTTCAAGAAGTTCTGACGAATTTCGTTGAATTTGTTAGATAATTTCATTGTCATTGTATTTTTCCTTTCTAAAATGCAAAAAGACCGAACCCTTTCGGTACAGCCTCGTTTGTGTTATTTTCTGGACTTTCTGGTAGAGTGAATCTTTTCTGTACATATTCACTATTTTCAAAAGTCTCTTTTGCAATTTGTCGAGCTTCCAGCTTATTAGCTACCAATTCGGCAATTTTATCAACATCAGGAGTCATTGCTGATTTCATCTTGTCAATAAAATCATGTGGGATCATTGGAGTTTCGCTTGCAGCAAACGTAGGAGCGATCTCTCCAGCAAACATGATTCTGTCAGCAAATCCTTGATTTACTGCTGATTCAGCATCGAACCAGGTAGTCTTGTTCATCAGATCCAATAAATCATCTAATGCTTTCCCAGTCTTATCAACATAAGCATTTGCGATTGATTTATTAAAACCTTCAAGTACTCCAGCTTCATGAAGTAGAGTGTTGTGGTCTCCGTCAACTCGTGATGACACGTTGTGGATCATGATTTGAGCAGTAGGGCTAATTTCTACGACATCACCAGCCATTGCGATAACGCTTGCTGCGCTTGCAGCAATGCCAACGATTTTAACAACTACTTTTCCTGAGTAGGACCGTAATGCAGTATAGATTTCGCTACCTGCATAGACATCTCCTCCTCCTGAATTAATGTGAACTTCGATGTCCTCACCAGTTTCAGGAAGTACTACGTTTTTAGGGGCGGTACAGTCCCAACCAAACCAATCATAAAGCCAAACATCATCGTTTGACACGATTGTTCCTTTAATCGGAATCACTTTCATCTTCTTTCTCACCTCCCTTCTCTACATCCTCACCAAGTTGATAGTTCTTAGTGATCAGAGGCTTGTCGCCCCACGGTACAGCTTCAAGGCCAAGTTCTTCACGGACCTCATTGATAAGCATGGAACCAGAAGAAATCAGCTTGTCAATACTTTGAGCAAGCGAGAATTTGTCTCTTTGTCCTTCACCAACGATGACAAGTCGCTTATTGTCTTTGTACTCGCTCTTGCTTAGCAAAGCAAAGTTCAAACCATCGCTCATTTTCTTCACAAGCGACTGGTAGCAATAGCTATTAAACATCTTCTGACTATTTTCCAGGTTAGCCATGTCCCCATGCATCAGCGCAGTGGGAATTCCTAAGATGTCGGCCACCTCATCATCGAATTGCCTACGAAGTTTTTTCAACTCATCTACAGACAAATTCGATGTACCTGTAGTATTTGTTAGCTCAGAGTATTCCATTCCCTCTTGAGCTGGGACAATCGCTACTGTCTTGGTCGTAAATGATTTAAAGAGACCATCTGCATACCGTTGCATCTTTTCACGTTTTGATTCGTCAAAACTTGCATTCGTTCTAGTGCTGAGTACTCCACGGATTTGATTATTCCGTGCAAGTGCTTCAACCAGTCGAGTGTGTAGTTTTTCGTAATCATTAAAAAGTTGGGTGAAATATTCTTGAAGACGATTGTTGTTGTATTGCAAGAAAATGACTTCGTTCATTTTGAATGGTTTCTGGAAGGTATAGTTTTGACAACTCACAGATGTGAATGTGTCATCGAACACAGCATATTGCTGTCGAATGTACGAGTCAGCAATCAATAACTGATCGTCATTCGATAAGAAAATTAGTACTTCGTTTTTTGTCAATAAGCGATAAACCGCCTTTTGCCAAAACTCAGAAGCTGATTCATTCTTATTGGGCCTTACATTTAGCAGATAATCCCAATCAGTAGCCTTCTTTTTCCCATTATCGATGAATTTGAACTCAGATCTCGCAAAGATGCGGGCCACGAACTCAGCAGCCTTGTCAATCGACAGGCTTTTTAGTTGCAGATTTCCAAAGATCCGCTCCAGCTCATCAAATTCAAAACTTGGTTCCGGAACTTCTCGCTTGAATAAATTTAGCCATCCCAAGGCACCTCCTCCTTTCTAAAATTTTATGCCTGCCACCCACCCGGATATTTTTTTATCGTTTAAAGAAAGACTTTTTGGAGCGTTTGAGTTCCTTCTTGATTGATTCAAACTCTTTATTTGTTTGTTCGACATTTTGACCGCAAATATCTTCATGTCGTTTCACAGACTGGCTTAAAGTATTCAATTCAGCACTGATTGAGCCAATCTTGTTCAATAGTTTCATGTTTTCTTTGCTTAATACAGCAAGCTCGCATTCAAGGCCTTGAATCTTTTGTTCGAGTTGTTGTTTCTTCTTCATTCGTTTGTTCATTTTGTTGTCCTTTCTAAAATTCCCAATCTTCGATCACATCAAGAAAGTCTCCAACAGTACTCTCCTGAATGATTTCTCTCTTGTAGAGAGCAGCAATAAAGGCATGGAAACCGTCAGTCTTTCGTCTCAACGGTTCCTTTTTCAAAAATCTCTTGTTTCCGTCTTTGTCTTCTTTGACAAAGGTATTATCGGTATACCAGAGCATTGATTTGTCGTTTTCAAAAATGAATCTTTCATTCGCAAATCCATCTTCAATGATTGGAGCTACCTTCGACTGTATCGCCCCTGGATTTCGCAAGAATTCATACTCAAAATCAGCTTCTTCCAGCAATGGTTTTAGCAAGTCCATTCGAAATCCATCAGCACAGACAATTTCGATATTGTACAACTTGCGCCACTGGATTAATTTATCAACAAGTAATCTTGGATCTATACTTGGACCGTCTACGATAGTGAAAAGTCCTTGCTCCTGCCATTCACGAATTGGAGCCTTGATTTTAAACATATCCAAAAATTGTTTTCTTGCAAAACTGTGTTGCTTCCAGATAAACTCATCGCCATTTTTAAAGAGTAGCCCCACACTTGCAAAGTCTCTGATGCTTGCGTAGTCGAAACCAGCGACACAAGATCTTCCTGAGAGGTCTATGCCAGGGCTTCTCAATGCAGCCATTAACTTTTCACGAGTGGTCACATCTTTTTCGATATCTGCTTCTGGTAGGTTCATCCGTTTTGTCATAAACTCTTGTCTGCCTGACGGTTCCAATTCCAAATCATCATAGTCGGCTTTTGTTCTAGCTAATAGACGTTTTGCATAAGGAGTTGTTTCATCAAGCATAGGATTCGCTTTGGGCCAGTTGCTCATATCATCCACTTCTTCTGGATCGTCTAACTTGCAGATAAACGGGAAAAAGCGGAACTCATCAAGCTCACCGTTCAAGATTTTCATGGATTTTTCAATCATCTTGTCGTAAAACCCTTCACGAACATGCCCGTTTGTACCGTTGTAAAAGGTGCGAGCGTGGGCAATCTTACCAAGTCCTGATCGTTGGATTTTAACAGCAGAATCATTTTCAAATTGGTGAATTTCATCGAATTCAAGGCATCCATCACGAGCTGAGTCCATTGTCTTCGGGTTATTCGTCCGATAAGAAAAGACCGAGTTGTTCCCTCGGCCTGTAATAGACATTTTTGTTAAATAAAAATGATCTTCCAATCCTCTTCGTTGGACGGTTTCATAAACCTCCTCAAAAGATACTTTCCCCTGTTTCTCCGAATTGGCTGTGATCGTCACATCATAATCTCGAATTGGATATAGTGGGCTGATAAAAAACGCATCTCGACTAGACATAAACCCGTTCTTACCACCCCCACGGGCCAAAGTAAGAAGAAATTCATCAAATTGAGGTTCGCCATCTTCTTTCCTGAAAAGAAAGATGAACGGTGTCAAGAATTTTTGATATTTAGCAAGTGGAAAAAAATTCTTTTCAGTGAACTGAATATATTTTTCAATCAGTTCATTGTGAAAATAAAGATCGTCTCTTGGATATATCTTTTCTTTGATGATTTTGAATAGCAGTGAGCGCTCTTTGTTGACTTTGATTTTTCCAGATTCAGCAAGTTCGATGTATTCATCAATCAGAGGATGAGAAATCACAATAGATCACTTCCGTCTGATGGTGGTTTCTTCTCAACTGGTGAATTTTCAACCTCAAAGTCAAATGATCGCTCAATCGCTAGTAGCTGATTGCTGGTTGTATTGATTTCTTTGATCAAAGAGTTCGCTTTTTGAAATCTTTGCTGGCCATTGTGGACTGTGATGACTAATCCATCTTGTTTGAGTCGTTCTTTCAACTCGTACAGTAGACGGACCAGGTAGAGATAGCGATGAACTTTCTCGTACTGAATCGCATCTTTCTTTCGTGTGCTGAAATTGCCAATTTTGGAAAGTAACTGGTTTTCCAATTCTTTTATATTTTTTTCTGAGTATTCTTCCATGAGCCCCCTCCCCCTTAAAAAATAGTGCTTTGCATTTGGACAATCGACCCCTCCCACCGGTTCCCAGAGACCGATTTTTTTCGATTTTTTTCGACCGGGGGGTCTGTGATTTTTTCAAAATTTTAAATTTTCATCCCCACCATTCGTCAGAACGAAAATTTTTATTTTGCAGCTTGGATGATTTGCGAAATTGAAAGCGATGATGTCGCTTATTGTGACACTCCTTGCACAAAGTACGAAGGTTGTCGATATCTAGAGCGAACTCTGGATAATATTCTAGCTCTTTGATGTGATCGACTTCGAGGTTATCTGTCGTTACCTTTCCCTCATCTCGACACCAGACACATTCAAAATGATCTCGACTCATTGCTTCGAGTCTCAGTTGCCTCCATGATTTTGAAAGATAAAACTCTCTGCGTCTTTCTCTTGTCGAAACATCTACTTTCAATTCTTAAATCCTCTGTAACATTTCATACTTTCAATTATCTATTTCTGAAATTCATTATATTATTTCTGAAAACTATGTTGTTTTTCTCTCTTGAATTAGACATATCTTATATTCTGTCTGATTCGCCCCAGCTTTAAAAAGCCAGTAAAATAAATGAATAGCAGGTAACTAATAAAACCAATTAGCATTTTACTCGTTGTGTCTAATTGATAACTATAAATCAAAATTAGACATGGCTTTATCTCGTTGATCCTGTCTAATCCCAATATATCTCAGCGTAATTGCAGGAGATGAATGATTAAATAGATCCATGAGCATTGCCACATCTTTAGTCTTTTTATAGTAATGATAGCCAAATGTTTTTCTCATCGAATGGGTACCGATATTCTCGATCCCACACTCGATAGCTGCGGTCTTCAATATCCAATCGACTGTCCGCCTGTCCAGCGGTTTGTTTTTCCCGATGCGACTTTGAAACAGATAATGATGTAGTGGCATATCTTTGATGTATTCTCTGACTTCCTTCTTCAGAGTCTTTGTCATCTTGAGCTGTTTCCTTTTCCCGGTCTTCTGCTCTTTGATTTTGATATACCAACCTTGCACATCTTTTACTCGTATCCTCAAGATATCTCCTACGCGCAATCCGGAATTGATACCAAATAAAAAGAGTAAATAGTTTCGCTCATTCCATTCTCGAAGATATTCCTTCATTGCCTGGATATCATCTTTGTCACGAATAGGATCCACAATGTTCACAGTGCCACCTCCTTCCTAGGCAAAATAAAAAGCCAGCTTGTGCTGACTTGGCTGATAATAGGAGTACAGGATTCGAACCCGTGACACGCCGGTCATAACCCGACCGCTCTACCAACTGAGCTAACTCCTAACCCGTTTCATAAGGATCCATCGGTTCGGTTTTACCCGATGATATAATTTTACCACCTTATTTTTTAATTTTTTCCACACTTTCGACTATATTTTTAACTTTTTTCCAAATTAATATTAATCTTAGTGTTTACAGATAGTTCATAGATTTTCTTTTCAAGCCCACTAAAGAATGGCTCAATCACTTCCTTGTATGCAAGAGACTTACTGCAATGTAAGTATTTAATCGATGCTCCTTCCACAGTTAGAGTTCCATCAATGTATACTTCCTTGATTGCTGCCCATTGTTTTTCTGGTGTCAAAATCTTGATAGTGCTGATTGCTTCTCTGAGCAATTCGAGACGATGTAGTTCTGGATCCGATTCTTTCTTGATGATATCGGACAGAGCTTTTGGAGTCATTACCTTATTGCTCTTAATCCCTGTATTTGGATCTGTTGGCTTCCAAGGTACTTCAATTTCTTCAATCCGTTCCTTGATTTCTTTCTCGAATGGATATTGCTTCAGGGCTAGAATTAAATATCCATATCTACTTCTTAGATTCATTCATTTACCTCTTTGGTGTAGACTTCCACAATTCCTTGCAAGCCCAAGCTTTCACGATAAGCAAGTGCGTCATGTCTATTTTCAAATTCTTTCTCAATGTATTTTGCTAAGTGTTTAGGATCGATCCAACTTGAGCGTCCATGGTATTTCCTAACAACATATACCCTCATTTATTGTCCTCCACATCGATGATATGATCAATAATACGCTTTAAATCTCTTATATTGTCAAATGGCAGCACTGCATCGTATAGATCTTCAAAGTATGAATCGGTTTCAAAAAACTCTTCCCCAAGTATGGCTATCTCAAGCTTGCCATTTATTTGGGAAATAGATAGAATTCTGTTCGCTCGCATTGGTATATGTACATTATCCAAACTCATCATTTTTTCTCCCTGTTTTTAAAAACGATCACACTAGCCCAGATCAGACCGGAGAGCCAGACCAGTGCGAGTAGTAGATAGATAAAGTTTTGTAAGTCCATCATTTCTCCTCAAGTTTCTTAATTTCCCACTCAACATCTTCTTTCCTACGGTTTAAGTCTGAAAGTTTCTGTACTTCGATTGCTTTTTTAATAACTTCAAGCCGTTCAATTTCTTTTTTAAACTCAATGAGCTTATCTACTTTTCGTGCGAAATCTCCGAAATTTTCCGCCCAGTTGTATTCTTCCCAGCCGAACGCTCTTCTCAATTCTCTTTTTTGATCATTAAACTTATCCATCAGTAGCTTATTAAGATAGGCTTGCACAATCAATATATAAATTGACATCCCAATCACTAATGATGAAATTACAATCATCCCCCAAAACATCAAATCTTTCATTCTTTTACCTCACTTGTAATTCTATTACGCTCTACTCTCAGTTTAAAGCTGGTATCATCACCAAAACATACCAGCGTTGTTTCTTCCTCCCACTGACTTCTAGTGTAGGGGTATCTGTTTGGTCGTGTCATTCTTTGTCCTCGCTCATTTCTTTATTATATTTATAGGCTGCGTACATTATTAGATCTAGTTCATTCTCATAAGTATTTCCTATCACTTCGCAATTATCCCAGTAATATTTATCAAAAGGTGCATAAGTAGCAGGAGTCACGTTTAGAAATGATAAGTAAAATCCGATTTCTGTTATTTGTGTGTCGTCATCTTCAAAGTAGTATATTCACCAAAGCCTACAATACAGCCATAAGCGCTTGTTCGGATTATATCTCCCTCAAAGATTTCTTTGCCATTCTTGTCTTTGCGGCCTGTGGATTGTCCAATTGTTTTTGGATCTACAGGACACCAAGAGCCTATAGTGATGTATTGTTCATTAGCTTCTACCACTTCGTTGATAATAAATGCTTGTTCACCATCTGCAATCAGATAACCATATTGCATTTTACCTTTGCTATCGTCAGCAATAGATATACCTCTAAATTTTGGAATCATTCTGTACCTCCTCAAAGCGCCCATCTTTTTTTGGACTTATTTCTTTTAAAAATAGGATTCTTCTTTTCCTTCTTCTGCTGCTTGTGATATTCACTGTCTTTATTGAAGATAATATCTTCGTCTTCAATAAGTTCAGGAATAAAAAGTCTAGATAGGTATTGTTCAGGTTGTTTCATCCCTCAACCTCCTAAATTGCTAAATGGAACTTCCCACTGATAATCATCGTATTCATAACAAATATTTTTGATAATTTCACCTTTTGAAATTTCAATTTCCTGTGTGAATTCCATGCCACACTCAAACGTAAAAATTTTAATATCAACATCAAACTTACTTGAAATTTCTTGATAATTTTCTGGAATAGCACTCCATGCTTGCTTAAAATTATCCAGTTCAACGATACAAAATTCTTTTTCAAGTTCAAGCCAAACTTCTATTTGTTTTTGATCAACAAACGCTCGCCTTGTTCCATTGATGTAAAAATAGGGAGCTGTGTTGTTGAATCTAAGTAGAATGCCATCATATTCATCTTCTAATGTTACAGTGTCACTTAATAGCATTTCATTCAATGCTGATGCAATATTTTCGCTTTTTCCCCTTAATTTAAGAGATCCTTTGGCCCAATTTGGCATTATTCCTACACCTCCTCAATTTCAATTCCAGGGCAATCAAATACCCAGTCGAATCCGGCGCCTTTTAATTCTTTTTTAGTGTGTTTAATAATAATACTTTCTTTTTCTGAATCAGTGCCAAAATACCAGTAATTATCCTCGGCGTCGTGTTTTAAGTACACACTACTGGGAACGACGCCTTTCATCTTCACCAGATACCGCTTCTCTTTCTCGACTGTATAGCCATTGATCCAAGCGGCAGCAAGCGTTTCTTGATTACGTTCGTGATAAACCCATATCAGAAGTTCTTCATCTTCTTCGTCTTCTATACGCTTAAATAAATCTTGAAAATCCCAATCATTCTCTATAGCATATTTAATATAATCCGCTACAAACTGCGGTACTGTGACTTTCTGTGGTTCGTCTAGTTGTTCTATAGATCCCAATATCCAATTTCTATTTACTGTGACTGTATCTGCTATAGGACCTTCTGAATAAGGCAGCCCCGAAATACGTTTTATCAACTCTTGTTTATTCATTCCTCCACCTCCTCAATCTCAATCCCTGGGCAATCAAACACCCATCCAAAACCAGCATCTTCTAACTCTTTGCGAGTGTGTTCTGTACGAAATTTCTTGTCAATTTTTAACGACGATAACACCCAAGCACGTTGAAATTTGATAAAGTTTAAGTAATTAAAATCATTACTTTCCATCCCTTTAAATCTTACATAATACCGCTTCTCTTTCTTGACCGTGTAGCCATTGACCCAAGAAAGAGCGAAGAGTTCGGAATTATCCCAATACCATTCTGCAACTCTATCAGACATGCATGCATCTATTGAGTAGGACAGCGTATGACCTAGTTTTTTCTGTTCTGTGATAAAATCCGCCGCAAAAATTGGGATCTCTACTTCCTGCGGTTCGTCTAATTCAGAAATAAGTCTAATTACCGTATCTATTTCGACATATTCAGATTTATTTCCGAAAAGATTTTTTAAACATTCTATCCGTTCAATCAACTCTTGTTTATTCATCTGGCAAATCCTCTTCTTTTACAAACGATCCATCAATCCATTTGCCTTTCCGATCTTTGATTTCGTTATAAGCCCCAGTGAAACATTTTAGAAATTCATAACCCAATATATTGCTGATTGATTTCAAGTAAGCAACAATGCGCACAAGGTTATGACGACACATTTTTTTACTTGCTAAATCTTGAGATAGCTGAAACTCTGAAATGTTAGCATTTAGCAATTTGAAACAGTCCATTGCTTCTTTTCGTCTAATATTATTAGCCTCTTCAAAGATGCCATGTACATCCTCTTTAATCAGCAATACTAGACCTACAACTACCACAGCACAATCACCAATGCTATCTTTTGTTAGTGCTTCATTCTTTTTCAAGAATCCTGCACATAACTCACCAAATTCCTCACTTAATTTTAATGACTGTTTATCTAGTCGGCCCCCGTTTTCTAGATCTCGATCAATAAACCATTTTTTCACTTTGTTTAAAATTAAATTCTCCATTTTTACCTCTTTCTATTTTTTTACAAGTTTTAAATTACCAGTTTCTTTGCCTCTCCTATTTAGATCTGCATAGAATTTCAATAGCAATTTATCTTTCCCTGTAATTTTGCTTAATTTCTTTAACGAACCAGTACATAAATAATGCCCGTTTTCATAGAGCTTATAATCAGCCAACTCATCCGCATCACCCATGAGAGAGTTCTCTCCAATTTTAAAATATTCGCTAATCAGTTGTATGTGGCGTTCGTGTACTTTTTTTTGGCCGGTTAATAGACTGCTTATTGTAGTCATTGAGTAGCCTATTTCTTCGGACAATTTTCTAGCTGTTAAGTTATGGCTTTTCATTAAGAGCTTTAGTTGCTCCTTGAAATGTTCTATCTGATTTTTGGTATAGCCTGGCATGATACATTGCAGCTCCTTTTTAATTATCAATTTCTACTGGATAGAATGTACCGAATGACTTTCTTAAAGCATTTCCTACCTGGATAGCTACCCCACGAGATACGAACTTCATAGCTTTCGATTCTTCAGAAAAAGAGACATCTAGACCAGTTGTTCCAATCGCTACAGATTTTAAAAATGGTTTTGCTTCTTTTGATCCATGCTTTAAAATAAACATTACTTCCTATCCTTTTCTAAATTCTGTAGCATTTTATTTTTTGCTTCCTCCAAAGCTTTTTTTTCTTGCTCACTTGTTTGATTGGTATAATTTGGTTTTGACCAATCTGGAACGTTTGATTGTTGCTTTGTTGGTTGTCCTTTTGTTTTGCTTTCCTGAAACTTCCGTTCTCGTTCGTTTACTGCTGCAATTGATAACAATCCATCATTTTTCCAATTTTGCAAAATAGCTCTAATGTAGCTGAAATTTCTTTTACCATTGTCAGCAGCTAAACTGATAGCTTTTAAAACTACATCCGGTTCCATACCATCCAAAGTGATGAATTCTTTTAAAGTTTCAAATTGGATTCCATCAATTGGTGAAATACGAGACTGATATTCATCTACGATGTTTTTGAGCGTATTTTTCTCTATATCTATCTCTATTTCTTTCTCTATCTCTTTCTCTATCTCTATCTCTGGTGGATGTTCGTCCGACATTTGTCCGGACAAATGTCCTAACAATATTTTTTGTTTTTCCTTCTCAATTCTTCTGCGATAGTCACGCTTTCTATCAGCTTCCGTGTTCGATTTTCCAATAAATGATTCAATGTCTAGCATGAAAATGGCACCATTGTCCAAAATATCAATTAGGTTCATTTCCTTAAAAATGCTGACAGCTTTTTCTACTACTGCCACAGGATGTCTCGTGATTTTTGAAAGCATTTCAGAATTGAATGGGATTCGATCATTGAACATCAACTTACCATTGTTTTTCAAAGATCTCAGATAGAGCTTGATCAAAATGTTAGAGTATAGAAAGCCATCTGGCATACTTTCTAAAATAATCATTTCATCGCTATCATAAAAATTTTCTTTCACTCTCAGATAGTAGTATTTCTTATTATCTGACATTTCATTCCTCCATTCTAGAATGGTAGACCGTCATCAGGGATATTCATTTGATTACTTTCAAATGAAGGAGGCATTTGCTCATACATAGAGTTCCGGTTGGCTGAATTGTCACGCTTTTCTAAACTTCTGAAACTATCAATAACAACTTCAGTCACATAGACACGTTGACCTTGCTGATTCTCATAATTACGAGTTTTGATGTGGCCAGTGATGGCTACAAGATTTCCTTTTTTGATCCAGCTTGCGAAGTTCTCCGCTAATTTCCGCCAGATCACGCAATTGATAAAATCTGCATCATATCCACCATCTTGATTTTTAAAATTTCGATTTACAGCAAGCGTGAATTGTCCAACCGCTTGATCTTGAGGTGTTCGATGTAGTTCTACATCACGAGTTAAGCGCCCGATAAGTACAACATTATTAATCATTTCCCACTCCTCTCAAATCCTTTTCATTTTTTAAAATTGCCTTCTCTTTTTCAATCAACCAATCCATGTGAACCTTTGCTTTTTCCAAGTCCTCAATCCCGTTTTTTTGGCGATAACGAAGGATATATTTTAGGAGATTGCCCAAATGATAACCTGTTAGCTGTTCATCATTCATGAAGTTGCGATGAACATCAATTGCTTCTAAGCCATTCCGTCCTTGGTAATGTTTTGGATTTCTTACATTGTCGTTCATAGTTCAGACATTCCTTTCACTGTTCTCTTTTGATGAATCTCTGACATTCTCTTATTCCACATTTCACGCTGATATTTTGCTGATTTGTAATGCTTCATTTTGGCTTTTTGGCGAACGATTACTTCACGCATCACATAGATTGCGAATCCTGAAAATAAAATGTATGTTACAAAAGCTACTGCTAAAATAATTTCAATTGTTGTCATTTTCTTCTACCTCTTTTGTTTCTTTTTGCGGGAAAAGTTCCCGGTTGAATTTGTTGATCATCACATCTTGAGCCTTATTGCTCTCTTTGATTTTTTCGATGCTTTCAGCCCAATGACCTGTACTTTCAAAGTTCATTTGGACTGAATTTTCTAGTTCTTTGATGTGTTGTTCTTGATCGTACATGATTTTCATTGTTGCGCCTGCAAATAATAATAATAGTGTTGCAAGTGATAGAACAGTAAATTTTAATTGTTTTAAACTCATACTCTAATCACCCCATCGTTCTTAAAATCCAGAGCCATCTGATGAAGTTTGTTTTCAAATTCATTGTCTGGCAATTTCATCAATCTGGCTTTTTCCTCTACTTTCAGCGGACGATTGGCATCTTGCCATTCCATCAATTTTAATAATCTTTTAATAGGATCCATTTTTTCTCCTTCAAATTGTGTTATAATTAGTTTATAGTTCTTTCAAAAGTGCCTTTCTCAAGGCGCTTTTTTTATTTTTGCAAGCTTCGACAGAATCGCTGAACATCTTCCAAATTATAGAGATACTTTCCACCTTTCCCAGACTGTTGAAATTGAAATTTCCCTTGATCACGCCATTCTTCTAGCTTGGTTCTACCCCAGCCGGTTGCTTCCTGTAGCTGTTTGATCGGTACCCATGTAATTTGTCTGCTTTGTCTGCGTTTGGCTTCTTCCATTGCTTTGATATTTAGAGATACGAGTTCTTCAAAGAGCTGATTTATATAGTTCTCGTTATGTGTTTGAGTTATTTGATTTAGAATAGGATATTGTGACATTCCCGTCTCCTTTCTAACTTTAATTTTTCTTTTGTTCTATAGCTCTTAAAATTATTTCATGAGCTATATTTTTAGTAAGCTTTTCTAATTTGATTAAAGCTTCACTATAAGTTTCTGATTGTTCAATTAGCCAGTCAGATAACTTTATAATTTCATCTTCAAAATCCATCTCAAGACCGATGACCTTTCTATATTATTGTGTTAAGTTACTACTGACAAAAAACGATTAAATAAGACCTCTTACTCCTTATGAAAATCGTCTGTCAATTTTTATGAAAGGAGGAAATCTATGAATTACATTAATGAAATGTTGCCTAATGAAGTAAGTTTCTTGTCATATCGTTTTTCAACCTCAGATGCAGATAGTGTTGATCCATCATCTAAAACTGTTTTGAAATTTGCTACAACAGTAGATAACGAGAAATTTATTGATTTATTGTCGGTACATGAAAATGGTTTAGTTCTATTAGTTAAAAGTGAAGACCACGAAGTTTGGTCTAATAGAAAACCAATTTCCAATACTGTTGATGGTAAAGTTGTAATTACTTTTGAAAGTGAATAATCGAATCACTAAGTTTTACAGAAGTTTTCCCATCTTTTGAACTAAGGACTTGTTTTTTAACAAGTTCTTTTTTTAATTTTATTTTCATTTATTTCTCCTTATACAATTTATTTAAGTAGAGTATTAGGAAATGATTGCTTAATTGATATCTCTTTAGGATGCTCCCGACCATTAATATAGTCGATTTGGATCAGAGTTTCAGGTACTTCGTCCTTGCTTGTCTCCCAAACAATGTTTATTCCTTGTAAACCGATATCTTCAGCTTGAAAATCAACTCCATTTAAAATAACGTGAGGTATGCTAGAATCACTGCTGATCTTAATTTCTAGATTTTCGATTTGCAATGTCTTTTTTAAAGGTTCGCTCATTTGTTTCTACCTACCCGACTAAACTCATCTGTCCGTTGCGGGCTTTGATTTCTAGCTTGGTATTTGCTGATGGCTCCCAACTATCCCAATAGTCGAAAGCTTTTTCCTCGTCCTTGCGCTTCAACAAATCATAGCGAGGGATCCGGAAGTAGTCCTTGAAGTCTTTAGCAGCCTGAGAAAATACGGATTGTGCAAAATGTCGGTCACGGTATGCTTGGCTGTCTTTTCCACCGAGCAAGGCTACTACTTTCTTCTTGCGTAGCTTTTCTAATGCCAAGCAAATGGATGGATTCACTGGTTGCTCATTCTTTAGATAATCAACATCAGCTGATAAGATGGACTGGCCTTCTTTCAGTTTTTTTAATTCCTGGAGTGCATGGATCATTGCGTCTTCTACCACTAGTTCAGTAGGTTGAATAGTAACTTCATTCATTATTCAAATTCTCCTTCTAAAATGTTGCTTTCTTTGCGGATGTCGTTTAGGTCGTTGAAGAATCGAAGACCACGATTGATAAAGCTATCAAATTCATTTCGGATGATTCCGTCTGCTTTCAGAACTTTCTCCTCGTCTGCGTAGATTAGGCCACCCATGCTTGCTAAAAAATCATTTCCCTTTTGCAAAAGGCTAGTGATGTTCTTGTAAGCTGAGATTTGCTTCTGTACACTATTTAGTTGCCCTTGCGATTCTTCAATCGCTCGAGTCAATTCATCATACTGAGCAGATTTCTTATCGACCTCTTCACGCTGGATCAATGTGTCAGCAAGTTGCTTTTCGATGAATTCGGAGCGTTCTTCCATTGTCTTAACGGTTTTGGATAGTTCCTTATTCTTTTCTAGCAATTGCTTGTTAAGGTCCTGTGTGGCCTTGTAATCGTCTGGGATGACTTCCTTGACTTTGACCTTGGAAGACTTGATTCTCTCGTTTTCAGCCTGTAGACGCTTGTTTGCAAGCTTGCTGAGGTTGAGTTTCTTCTTAACTTCCTTCAACTCTCGCACCGTTGGATTGTCACCATCTTCGATGCGTTGAATCTGCTCCTCCCTCTCTTCTTCTGGAAGAGTTGCAATCAGATGAAGTGCTGTTGTTCCTAAATTTCGTAACGTTTCGAAATTTGGAAGTTCTTTTGCTATCTTCATTGATTTACTAGCAAAATCTTTGTCAATTCCAAGGTTAGTGTACCAATCCATGAATTCCCCATGTACCAGATTGTGCTCTTTCACATGGTTCAATCGTCTGCCGATTTCCCAAATCGACTGCCCAGCTATTTGTTTGTGATGACTGATTTCAAGTTCTATCTGAGATAGATTATTTGATAAAGCTATTTCGTTCACACGCTTTTTCCTTCCTAAATTTGGTATAATAAAAATAAAACGAGGTGATAGTTATGAGACTAAATCCCGATTGTATTCGAGATATTCTTTTTGTTGTAGAAAATAATGCGACGTATTCAAATGATGTTTCTGAAGAAACGATTTTCAAAGAACTTACTCCAAAATATTCTCGAGAAGAAATCCTCTACCATGTACGACAATGCGAACACAGCGGATTATTCCTCAAAGTAGTACACTATTTTGGAGGCTTCTCCATTGAGGATCTATCACCTTATGGTCATCGTTTCATTAATGATATACGTCAAGATAATAACTGGAGTAAAACAAAGGAAATTGCCAAAAGTGTCGGCTCTTTTTCACTGGATGTTCTGAAAGATATTTCATCACAAGTTATTACCAACCTCATTTCAAATCAACTTGGCGGTAAATTTTAAGTAAACAGTAGCATGGTTGCTTTCAGCCGTGCTTTTTGTTTTGATTGCTTACACACCATTTAATTTTTGGTTATTCAAATAAATGCCGTCTTTTTTTATTTTTTGTTCTTTCATTCTTTTCTCCTACTCCTCAAATTTTTCCCATGACTCATTGATTCGCAATTTTTTGTTAATGCGAAGTTTTAAGTCATCGCTACCTTTTCCTTCTTTGAAAAGTTGAGTTATTGTAGCTGGACTTACACCTACGACAGTTGCTAAGTCTGATCGTGACCACCCTCTTTTTTCGAGAGCTTCCTCTACTAATGAATTCCATCGTTTATGTTGTTGGCTCATCATATCGGCTCCTTTCTACTTTTTTGTAAAACAGTAAAAGAATTAGTCAAAAACTTTATAAAATTCCTTGACATTTTTTAAAATTAATTCTAAAATTAAGGCATAGTTAAAAGACATCTTAAAAC